CATCACCTGGATTATCAAAGACTGGAAGTCCGTGCTCGTCAATAAATCCTTCATAGTTCCATTCCATTGGGATAAAGAGAGAATAAAGCCCAGACTTCGTTTGTCCATTACGATTTCGTCTTGTGACGTCAGAATCATTGTATAGTTTTTTAAAGTTATCCCCACCTTTATCAAGTGCATTGCTAGTACTACCCATCATGCACTTACCAACGATTCTACTACCTAACCTCAAACAGGTTTTAGTAACTCGCCAGTTGTTTAATATGTTATCAGGCCTTTCCCACTTACCACTCTCATCATGCACTAGCAGGTTTAGCTTTTCACCATCATAGCTGTTGTCGCCAGTATTTTTCCAGTCAATTGTAGTATCAAGCCCAGCAATCTCTTCAAGCTGCTCGTTTACCTGTATTTTTTTACGAGTAAACTTACTTGCTGGAACTCTATACGCGAGCTCAGACTTTGGACGATCCATACCGTCTTGTATAGGTTTAAAGAAGAAAGGGTAATTAATTGATATAGGTACTACTTTATCAGTAAACATTTTCTTCGCATCGGCACCAGACTTAGAGAGTATCCCATATCTACTATCACTTGATATAGTGGCTAAGTTAACTGTTTCGGAAGAACTCATAAAAGAGAAACCTGAACGGCGATTCTTAAGGTAGCACATTCCATAGCATCTTTTATCAGCTTTACAGGCTTCCCAAAATATAAAGAATAGTCTGTTTGCCTCTCTAAAGTCTGGAGCTCCAACGTCAATCTTACTCCATTGCAAGTACATATAGTGTGTACCTGTTATGTATGTTGGCACGCCTTTATTTACAAACCAAAAGCCTTCTTCTCTGCGTTTAAACTCTTGGTCTATATAGTCGTACCATTTTTCTTTCTGCTCTTCTGGATAATCTCGCCAGTCGAATATGCTTTTTATACGCTTAAGCTCTTTAGGGTATTCTTCTTTATACCACTTGTTGCTTTCATGCTTAAAAACATTAGTAGGTTTTGGCAGCGCTATTTTAAAACCTTGTATTTCATATATATCACCTATAACCCCGTCGTGCGAAAGAACAACTAAGTCATGTTCCTTGTTGTACCCGTGCTTCCATTTCTTACCTCTATTTAATCTGGTAAGCGTGGTTTTCTTTATAGGTTCTACTATCTTATATAAAGTCTGCTCGTACATTATTTAGATCTACCCTCAGCAAAACCCTTGAATACTCTTTCTTTCTTTTCTTCAGGTGCTTTACCTTCTAAAAGATTTTCTTCTTCTTGGATTCTGTTTAATATCTCGAAGGCGTCGAAGATCGCAAGCTTTTTTGTGGCAGCGGCATTCTTGAGTCTGTCAGCTGATATATCATCATCTGAATCAACGATAGCTTCTTTAGCTACTTTGATTAATTCCTCAACCGCTCTATGCCCAGCTTGGATTATATTCTTCTTCGTCTCCTTGATATTCATATTTAATTGTAATAAATTGAGATGGTATTCGGTATAACCTTTTACCATCAACTACGAACTCGCACTCTGTATTAGGTCTAAAACCTACAAGAGAGTTTAGCTCTGCTCTGCCATCAGTATGTTTTACAATACCAACTAAAGGTTGTTCAATATTAACGCTTAGCTTGCTATTGTCTTTAATAGGTTGCACAAAACAATAACCTTTAGGACATACCCAAACTCCGTCACGTTTGTACAAAAACACCTGATCATCGTTTACGAAGTACTTGTTCTCTTCGTAGTATGATCTGCTATTACGCTCTTTACCTTTAACATCATGCCAGCGTCTGAATACATTAAAATGAACTATAACAGTATCACCAACTTGTATTTCAGCGCTGCTTAACTTTGGTATAGATATAACTTTAGCAAGCCTATTAACGTGGTGGTGGTTGAACACATCCGTGTTGAGTATTAATTCTTTGTCACCAACTTTTGTAGAGTTATTGTATCTTTCACCTACAGGCTCTACAATGAAATTGTAAAGCGACTGCATCAGTATTCTAGATTATACTCTACAGATATAGCCATGTTTTTGTTAAAGTCTTTCCAAGGTATAACTGCTTTTTCTTTACGTATATAGATAGAGTACTTATCCTCTTCTTCTAGTATATCGCAAATAGTATGACCGCCATACACTTCTTGCCCAACGGCATAGTGCATGGAGTCATTCTTATAGTCTTTACCTATCGTGATCTTACGAATCAGATGGCTCATCTTTCTTGTAGTTTATATCGCCAGTCTGAATATTAATATCAGCAGTGCCATAATCTTTTTCAAGTTCAACTTGTATGTCTTTCAGTTTTTCATTGCCTTGAAATAAAGCATGAAGAGCTTCGTGCTTCTGAGCCTCTAAAGTTCCAACATCAAACTTTACTTTGTTTACAGCTGAGACTACTTTTTGTAATTCTTTTAGCTGATCGTCTGTAATACGATTAGGTTTTAGGTCTACGACCTTTTCTTTTTTCTTTCCCATAATTAAATTATATTAAATTAAATTGTTTATGATTTACACGGTGTTACAGCCGCGACTATACCGATTCTATTTATTTCAAAACTTTGAAACAATACAAGGTTTGTTGTTTTATAGTGACCAGCTCGTAGTAAAAACTCTACACCAGCTCTTTGTTTAGAATACACCGCATCTCCAACCTGCGGTAACGCTGCGCTACCGTCGTGGTAGTAATGCTCGGTGCACGCGCTTCTTGTATCAAGCGCACAAGCCGAAGAACGCTGTACAGTAGAAGCAGATATTCGAGTATAGTTATTTGCAGCTACAACTTCTCTGCGTTTTTTAATTTTTACAGCCTTATTCTTACCTCTAGCTTGGGCACTTGTATTACAGTTACCTAGAGCCATTAGTAGCCAAAGTAACAGATCACACCCGCAGCAGATGGTTTAAACGCAGTCCATCTACCATATATTGTTAGCCCCTCTGGGTATGCTTGACCTGCAGCGGTAATACCACCAGCACCGTGTTGCTCATCTAGAAAAACTAAAGCTTGACCATCTGGGCTTATACCAGTGTCTAATGTCACGGTAGTCGTGCCGTTAAAACTAACTACTTTAACACCTTGTTGACTTGGACCATTATATATAGGCGTCGGGGTTTGAGCGTCTATAGTCATAGCCGTAGCACCAGACTCATCTGCGTCATTGTTAACTAGTAATACGTATTGACCTACTTGAACCTTTCCGGCTCCCGATGTTGCTAATGTAATTTCAGTAATATCACTACCAGAATTATCTGTTACTTCACTAGAAAAGACACCGTTGAAGTTAAAGTAATTATTACCTGCAACCTCTACGTCCTCATCCGTAGAATCAGATATAGCAAAATAATTAGGCCCGTTTTTATCTAACTTTTCTGGTGTTAGAATAGTTGGGGTATTACTTGCTAAAAATGTTATAGCACATATAACCATGTCTTTTGGTGGAACTATGACTTGCGCAATATCGGAGTATGCGCTGCCTAGCTGCCCGAAGTTGTAAGCAACTCCTTGTGAATTTATTCCCATTTTATTTTTTTACTTTTTCTATAGATCTACCAGCAAAGTATGCACCAAACGCGGTTAACATAAGTATCTGTAGTAAGTCTACATATGAATCTTTAACATTGAAAGGCAATGTATCTACACTATCAAAAACCATTGTTAGCATGAACATACCCATTAAACATATAAGTGTTAGTGGTCTAATCATCTTAGCTAGCTTTACGTCGCTACCCATATCAGCTTTCCACCTTTCGCTTACGTTATTTTGAAACTGAACCTCAGCATCTACAGCAGCCATACCTGACTCTGTGTCTACATCTGGATCTTTATCAATAAGGTTTTTAACTACACCAAGAGCTCCTGAGTCTGGTAGAAAGTCTCCTACTACGTCAAGAACGTTTGGTGCTTTATTTTTAAGCCATTTACCTAGGCCTGTGTCTTTAATCTTTTTCATGCTTTATTAGCTGATTTTTCCCATGGAAACGATTTGTCCCCTTCTTCTTTCCAAGTACCATTATACTTTATCTTACCGTTTTTACGAGCAAATGTTTTACCTTCCCACCTAACGTAATTGTCTCCAAACCCTGCTCTACCGCTCTGCATGTCTTTTACGTGCTGAGCTTCATGCTTCATAACTTTATTGTACTCTGGCGTATTTTGTTTTACGTCTTTGCTTATAACAACTTTATTAGGATAAGCCTCACCCAACACACCAGGCTCTAAATCTTTATGCTCTACCTTAAAGCTTAAAGACTTTTTTAGTTTACCACCTGATGCTATGCCTGGTATTGGCTTATACCTATTAAGTTTAAATGCCATTATCTACGACGTCTTGCATTACGCATCGCAATTCCTCCTAGACCAGACATTGGTTTATTACCCATAACTGATCTTGCCACTCCCATCACACCAAAGTTCATAGGTGATTCATCTTCTTCTTCTTCTGTAAGTGGCATACCGCTCTTCTTAATCTCTGAAGTAAGTTTCATAGCAGCGTCTTGCGTAAGCTTTTTTGGAGACATATCCATAGGAGATTTCATTGGCATAGCAGCAGCA